AGCTTTGGTCACTACATTGTATATGTTTCTCCTGTCCGATGCCAAACTATTGTACACAGCATTGTTCCCAGACAAAGCAGGTACCTGATCCCATAAAGTTGTGACCTGTCCGAGGTCATCTAATTGATACAACCAGACATCTGAATTATTGATGTTGTTGATTCCGATGTTCTTGACGTAATTGGTGCTTGTCTGGCCGATGCTGAAATCATCTATCTGAATTCTACCTTGTTTAAATTGAACAAAAAATCCTGTATTGTTTGATGAATCACCTGCTCCGTCTGTTCTATATATGTATGTGAAGCCTGTGCCTTCCACTGGTGCCTGTTCGTAGATAGTATCCCTGCCTTCAACAGCACTAGGTACAATTTCAAACTGCCTCACTGTGCCACTTACTGAAGATGTAAATCCAAATACAGGCAAATCTGTTTGACTGCTGTTTAAGGTATAAATCTCTGTGGCAATATTTGAAATATTTTTTGATTCTCTAGGTTTGCCGTATCTCTGTCCAGTAACATTGGCACTGTTAAGGATGGCAACAAACTGTTCTCTGTAATTTGGATTTGCGCCATCGTTCCATGTTATCTGCTGGTTTGATAAATTTGTTCCTGTGCTGTCAATTACATTTTCAGTGGTTGATACCGATGTAATTTTTAAAAGTCCTTGAGCGCCGACATTTCTTTTTGCGTTGTAGTTGATCAATCTTGCCAAACGTAACACGGAGTTTCTTCTTTCCGCTGTTTCCAAGAAGTTCTCCCTTGCATTTAGATCTACCCTGAATGATAGTGACTGAGCAATGTAGGCAATGAGGTCGATCAGTGCCACGTACTCTGAAGATTCTATGTAGTCGTTGAAATCGTCTGGATAATTTTCACGTAGATATGCCACCATTGTTCTACGCAATGTCTCAAAATCGTATGATTTAAATTCTGCTTGTTGAAAAGCGGTGTAGATCTTTCTCCAATCTTCCGCGATTAACAATCTGTTTTGTCTGTCTGTTGTGGCCATAACAATTATATTGCAGGTATTTATAAATTAAATTATGTGCGTATATAATTAGACGTAGTTCACGGTGTTGTTTTGGTCAAATCCAAACACCAATTGCTCGGTAATATTGTAAGGCACATATGTGATGCTGGCTTCAACCGCTATACCGTTATCTGTTTCTGTGACAGTGATATTTTCTGTGCTGAGTCTCGGATCAGCGTTCAAATTACTAGTGACATCGTCCAGTATCTGCTGTCTCAATGTCTCCGTAAGTGGTTCAAAAAGCACGTCATATATGATTGTGCCAAACGCAGGGTTTTCTACTCTTTCTCCCTTTCTTACGCTCAGTCTATTCAAAAGGTCTTGTTTTACACATTCAAAATCGTATTGCTTGAAATTGTTTTTTGTGGCCTTGGAACTGAAACCCTTGAAAGTTGAACCGCCTCTATTAGTATTATCGCTTTTGTTTCCGTATGCCATTTTTAAAATCCAAATATTTTACCAATATTTTTTCCAATTTTTCCTATCGTGTCTTTGAATGAGAAACCTTCTAAACTTTTGCTTTCAAAGACCGATGTCACTTCTCCGCCTATTGTTGTTTTTACAGTATCGGTTACTGTATTTAATGTTATGTTTCTCAATTGACTTGCCGCGTTTCCTATATTCGTTGCACTTTTAATAGCGTTTGGTATGTTGACGTCACCTAGAACGTTTCCTACTGATGTGCTAGTAAGACTGCCAATACTTAAATTTGTGATTTCACCCGAGACTATTCCATTTATACGTTTGTTGAGGTCACCTTCTTGAAACATAATGTTTCCTGTATCAAGGAAAACTTGATCTTTCAATAAGTTCACTGCACTGCCCTTTACGGAGTCTACAGTTTGATTGATTAGGGTGTTGACTCCTTCGGCGTCTGCACTGATAGAGAAAGGCCCCTCTGATCGTATATTGAAATCGTTATTGTAGTTGTCCGCAAAATCTTTTGCCAGTTTTTTTATCTTGATAGGATCTTCCCCATGCTCTGCTGTTTTAGTGGACAAATACTTTTCCAGATCCGCTTGAAACTGTGCGTACCTAATAATGGCATTTTTGCTGTTCCTGTTCCTATCTGCCAAATATCCCACAGTGCCGACTGCCTTGCTGTCGGATGGCAAAGTGCCCACAGCCGCAGTTGTAATATTTGAAGCATGGTACTTAAAGGGTTCATGTGTTGGCACACGCATACCACTCATGCCAACAAGTTTGTTTTCTTTTACTTTTAAAAATATACCGTTCTCTTTTTCGGTAGGAATGACATCAGGATACTTCACTGTTTTTGTTCCTGTACCATTCAATGACAAGACATCTGTTCTTTCAAATGGTGGCACCAAACCAGGTGATGTGCCTATGCTATTAAAATGCACTTGAGCGCCTGTGATGTTGTGCAACCCGCTGGCCATGTGCAGTTGTGAACCTGCCGCGTAACTTGTGATGTTTGCCTTGTTGGATCTCATAGTGACAGATCCGCCATTACTCTGTATTCTGTTGTCGAACTCCGCCATTGAAAGTATCTGCTGTGCGTCCATTGACAATATGCCTAACTTGGCTCTGGCCTTTATGCTACCTCTGGCGTACATGTTGATATTGTTATCGCTGTGAAAATTCATGTCACCACTTGATCTGATGTTTACACTACCTTTGGCGTAAAGGTCAACGTTACCACCGTTGCTCAACTCCAACCATACATCACCACTACCATGTGCAATGTATACCAAACTCTTTGTTTTGTCACCACGTGGAGCGTCATGTAACAACACTTGATGTCCCGACGATGATCTCAATCTCACCAATTGATTATCACCTGAAACATCTCCGTCGTCCATCACGAAAGTGTGTCCACTTAATCTGTCTACCGCTGTCTGTGTCTTTTCATCTATAGGTCCAAGTGGGAATGTCCTGCTGTTGGCCTTTGTGCGGCCTGGTGTGCTGATGCCGAAAACACGACTAGGAGATTCCCGCCTAGCAGAACTTGTGGTTGTGCCTCTGGTCCTATCCGCACTCAAACCTTGCTTACGTAGTGTTTCCGCCATTGGCGTATGCACAGGACGTTTTGCCTGTTCAAAAGGTACTTTCGTATCTTTCCATGCATACTTGTTTAGTTCTCCCGATGGCAACTGCGAGTCACCGTATATCTGTCTCTTGTCTGAAAAATCGTCGATACCCCCAGAGTCGTATACTGTCTGTTCTGATGCTCCTATGCCGGGCACCATTTGATTTATGTAAGGTTCCATTATGCATCCTATCCAGAATGCTTTTTTCTGATCACCTTCCGCAAACATCACCAACACTCTGGTGTCGATGTCCGGTGGTGTCATCCACATACCATATGAATGCTGAGACTCAAAAAACCCATAGGGCCTGTTGGTGTTTTTAGTTGCTTCTTCTGTCTTTGCTCCATAGAACGGGGTCATGTAATCACAGACAAACAATTGGCCTGCTGTGACGTCGCCACGCTGTTCAAAATAAGGTATTTGCACTTCCACCCTTCCCATCCTTGTGGGGTCTGCGTTTTTCTTCACAATACCTATGTAAGGTCCACCATGGAATGAGTATGGAGATTTATTTGTACTTGTGTCACCTCTGTTAAATGCCATTAATAGTCGCCCTCGAATTACTCTTATATGGTTTCACATTTTCGTCTGTCGACTTCTCACCTTTTTGGAAGATACCGTTTTGTGCGCCTTGATCAACTTTTTGATTTTTGTATCTAACCATTCTTAAATTTTGTGTGAACACTCCGCTGTCAAAGATGCTTTCCACCCTCGTCACTTTATATATTCCATTGAATTGGGCAGTGTTCTGAGAAGTGATGCCTTCATAGGTACCTTGCTTGTCGTCTATGTCACTTGGAAATTTAAAATTCAATTCTACTATGGGTTCGGCGTTGTCAAAATTGAAAGAACCTGTGTCATCGTCCCAATAACTGGTCCCAAGAGCCCTTGATGACTTGTAGACCGTGACCGATCTGTCGAAATTTGACCACCCTTGATCCGCTATCGGCGTGAAAAGGTCATGTCCGAGGAAGGCAGGGTCCCCTAAAATACGCATGTCCACTTTGTACATGTCGGCGTCTGGATTTGTGAGATAATCATAAAATTGATTTGCCATCGTGGCCTCGAAATCGTTGCCTCCGTAAACACCTGTTGACTCTGACTTGGCCCTGGTAGGATACGATCTATACGGACTTAGGGTTTCTGGATATGGGATAGAATCATTCCTGCTGAATATGTCAATGATCTTCTGGCCTATAGATTTAGATTTGACATCCCTATCAGTGGATTTGAACACACCGTTGCTGAGTTTGGACTGGAAATATCCATAGTTGTAGTCGATGTCCAGTTCCAATACGTCTTGGTTGTCACCGGTGAATATGTAATCAAATCTTTTCTTTGCGAATTTGCCCCATAACGATGGCAATGCCAATCCTGCCACTAAAAAGTTCAAAGCATGGATGTCGTAACGCTGTATGTGAAATCTTACTTGTTTTGGATGCATCTTGGTGATGCCGTCGACCACTGACCTATTTGTGTACACCGTGGTTATCACCTTGAACCATGGCACAAGTTCAGTGAAGTTTTTTGCAAACTGTTCTGGATTTTCTTCGAACTCCTTCTTGGTGGGTACCTTGACTCCTTTTACGACCTTACTGAAATAGTTTGCAATGAAATTTTCCGCAAGTCCCTTGTACAACGGCAGGTTCATCATGTTACGCTCAAGGTATTCTGTGATGTTGGCACCGGGTTTTAGTTTGAGGTTGAACTTGAAATCTGGTTCTACCGGTAGTTCTGTCTCTTCTTTTGAGGAAATGAT